GTAGAGCCATCATCATTTTTTCCACTTTCGTGAACATAAAGAAGTGAATCTGTACCATCATATTCTGTAGCATAAGGTAAAGGATAAGTGCCAGAATCAATCCATGTGCTTCTATCTAAACTTCCAGTATACCATAATTTTTCTTGATAATTATAAATTACATATCTATCAATTTGATTAGATGCTGTAGAACAATAAAACCATATTACTTCTCCATATGCAGAGTTTGAACCTGCATAAACTTGTTCTGATTGAGTTGTATCTATATTATCAAAAACAAAATCTTCTACAGAGCATGGCATTTTTCTCACTGTACCATCAAACATATAAAATCCATCTGATGACATCCAGTAAACTAAACCACTAATATCAACCGCACAGTGTGGGCTTACAGCACCACAGTTAGTTCCTAATTTTTGAAAACCAAATGTAAATGGTGCACCAATAAAAGACATACCGTGAGCTGATGTATCAGTTAAAAATAATATTTGTCCCCTTGTACTAATTGCTGTAACAATTTTACTACCACCAGTAACACGCTGAGAGCCAGATGAATTAGTTGCCGATGGAGTCCAGTCATTAAAATCATCTTGGTCTGACCATCTTATAAACATCGGGTCTTGCGTTGATGTAGTTCCAATAGTTGTTTCCGTTCCAAAACAAATTAAATGTCTATCTGGATTTGATACAATCATAAACTTAGATTTTGTTGGAGCATTAGTAATAGCAGAAGCTACATTTGATGCCGTTGATATTCCGCCAGATGTATTCCAAAGATAAATTCCTGCATCTATATCTAAAGCTATAATATCCTCACCCCAGTTATCTAAATTCCAATTTCTTAATCCAATAGTAACTGAATCTGATGTGTTTGGTGTGTCCCAAGTTTGAGATGAATCCCAAGTTCCTGTTCCCCAACCATAACCAGATAAAGCTCTGTCTCTTCCTGCCGTTATCTCATAGGTTACTGTACAGTTATTAGTTGTTGATACAGCCGATGTAGCATTAGTGCTTACATCAATTATATAATTATTTGTATCTGTAATAGATTCTATTTCGTATTCACCATCCATAATAGCCGCTGATATACCTGCTGTAGCCGCATTTGTACTAGATACAGTAACATAGTCACCCTCAGTTGCTCCATGAGAAGAGTGTGTTATTGTAACTAAAGACGAAGCATTTACTGTTGTAAAAGCACTAGTTAAATCTGCTGTTGACCGTTGTGGTGTAGCATCAAAGAAGTTACCCTCACTATAAACATATAATTTTTTATGTGTTCCAAAAATATCATACGCTGTTCCATCTAATGAATTCCAAGCTAACTGTGCTCTAGCAACTCCTATAAATGTAGTGGTAGATACTTTTTCCCATCCACCTATTTTTTCTGGATAACCATAACGAAATCTAACTTTATCTCCATCAATCCACTTACCTTTAGATGTAATATCAGTATTTTGTTTATCAAATCCCGGTTGAAATTGTATTTTTGTAATTGGCATTCATTATTTCCCTGTTGCAATAAAGAAGTTAACAACAGAAAATGGTTGAACTATAGAAAAATTAAAATTTGAACCAGAAGATAAATTACTTCCACCTGCTGTATTTTCTGTTCCCCCTGTTGCTCCAAGAGTTCTAGATGTTAATCCAGAACCTGCTCCAGAACCCATAGGCACCCTGCCTTGTAAGTCTGGTAAATTAAATGTACTTGAACCATCTCCAACTCCGTAAGTTGTACTAACGGCTGAAAATAAAGCCGAATACGTTGAGCGACTAACAGCTTGTGCATTGCATAATAAATATCTTTTTGTTGAATCATCTGATTTAGTTGGCTCTGCCGCAAATCCCGCCATAATAATTCCACCAGTTGGAACTGTGTCTGCTATATCTTCTCCGCTACCACTAAATAAATTACCAGTAATAGTTGTTGATGCAGTTACTGCACCAGTTACATCTAAGGCAACACCGGGAGAAGCATTAAGTATTCCTACTCTGTTATTTCCACCATCAACAAATAGTGCGTGAGTGCTTCCATTAGATTCTACTCTAAAGTCAACATCAGCAGAAGACTCATTTATTGTTACAGCACCACCATCTAATGATACGGCACCGGCAACACTAAGAGTTCCCTTACAAGTTAAATTATTAATTCCTTGAGCAAATATATCTTTTACAAATGTTCCATTACTATACATTAAAGCATGAGAGCCTTGAGTAACTGCTGTTCCAGTTCCTGTATTTCCTGTAGTTGCTACGGTAAGAGTATAAGCTCCTGCTGTATTATTAAATATAACATATCGTGATTCTGTTGTCGGTAATAAAACATTAATGTTACCACTTAGAGTGCCAGTAAATTCTAATACACTTTGTCTTGATTCATCTGCTGTAGCATTACTATTTGTTAAAGTAACATTAGAAGAACCTGCAACACTTTTTGTTGCATAACCGTAAATAGATTCATCAATTAAATCAAAATTTACATTTGTTTTATCACCCCAAGTGTTTGCGTTTTCACCTGTAGCTTGTTTCTCTAATCGTAATCGTGTTGTAAATGTTGATGCCATTTAACCTCCTAGTGGGTTACTGTTTTTAGCTTTAATTTCTTCCATAAGAATATCTTGCAACTCATTTTCTTTAGCTACAATTGCTACTTGTTGTTTTAATTCAGACACTTTATCTTCTAACTCTTTAATTAATTTATTTAAGGGATTAAGATTGGTAGCTTTAGGTATATCAAGCATAGCCATTTCTTCTCTTATTTTAGCAACACTTTCTCTTATAGCAATATGAGCCTCAAGTACCCACGTCATATCTTGTGGTTTAATTTTATCTTCTACATTAGATACCCTATCTATTAACTCTACTTTTAACGTAGATATTGTTTTCATAATAGGTGCTAAATCTACAGTCTCGTTAACTACAAATTCTTTATTTTCTATTTGGTCTAGTCGTAAATTAAATTGACCCCATGTATAAAAGCCTCCACCGATTGCTCCTATAACTCCTATGAGTGCCGCATATGTGCTAAGTTTTTCTACTATTTTCATTGTTTAAGTGCCTCCAGTTCAGCTAATATTTGTCTTTTCTTTATACTAATTTGTTGTATTTTTCTGTTGTATACTTCAACTACATCATTAAATGTATAACTAGTTAGTGTCACACCAATGTAAATTTCTTTATCATAAATTCCTAAGTTTATTTGATTAAAAAAATCTAGATTAGTATCTGTATATATGTCTTTTGACTTATAAAATTTTGTTTTAGTGTAAGCGTTTAAATTATTATTCTTAAAAAATATATCTTCTTTTGTTAAGTTTTGAGTACTTTCTTTAGTTGCCTGTGCTATTTGTTTAGCTACTTTTTTTAAATTCTGTTTTAGTTTTGTCTCTAGCTTTGCAACATCCGTAGCAATCCTGTCATCGGAGTCCACTTTATCTCGTCCTTCCGATTGTACAGTGTCTTGCTCTTCACTGTCTTCTGGCTGTACTTCGGACTCATCAGTGCTTTCGCTACTGGGTTCCTCCTCTTCTGTACTTTCTTCTGTTGCATTATTTGCTACTTCCTTTTCTTCTTCTATTGGTTCTGAATCAGCACTAGGCTCTTCCACTGTTTCTTCTTTCTCTTCAATAACCTCTGGTACGCTTTCTTCGTTACTTGCGATTTCTTCCATTGGTTCCTCAAACTCTTCAAAAGATTCATCAGTAAGTTCATCACTAAACTCCTCCTCAGTTATCTCTTCAAAAAACTCTTCGGCTGTTATACCCTCTTCTTCTAGAAACTGTTCGAACTCTTCTTCCAATCCAGTCTCTTCTATAAAACTTGTAAAATCTTCTTCAAACTCTTCAGTAAATATTTCCTCCGTCATCATTGGAGGCTCTTCCATAAATTCTGTTTCAAAAAATACCTCTTCCATTGTAGGCATTTCTTGTACGTCAAACTCCTCAAAGTCTTCAAACATTGGTGGAGAATCAAATTCTGTTATTTCAAAATCTAATTCTTCTTCAAAATAAAAATCATCTTCTACTATATACTCATCTTCCCAAGTATATTCTTCTTCTTCCCAAGTATACTCATCTTCAAACACTAGTTCATCATTATCCCAATCAAAATCTTCTGGTATATCATCTATTATATCGACAATATCTGTATCAATATCATCTATAATAGTTTGAGTAGTGTTATCTATAGGCGGTATATAAGTATAACTTACATTTAATTGTACATCATCAATATCTGGGCCAGAGTGCCCATCTCTATTATTGAGATTATCAATATCAACTCTTATATCAAAATCTGTTTGTGTATTACTACCTTGAATATATTTATCAGTATAATTTGTATACGAGCCACAATTTGAATAGCCACATCCAGTATCTTGTATAACTCTTTTCTGTGTACTTGTAGAGCCATCAGACCCAGTTATAGTTTGTTTTAATGTTGTTGTATTACTATACTGATGCCAATACCATATGTCTGTTGACATGGTAGACGACCAACCATTTTGTATTTCTGGTGTAGTCATGTTGGTATCTTCAGACAATGTAACAGTCTGATTTATATTTGTGTTACCAGTTGAGGCAACAGTACCACCGGGTGCATTACCACCTGCAATACTCATATAGTTATGACCAGATGTACCACTTGATACATTCCAACCATCAGAAGAGTAGGTAGTTCCCGTACCAAAAGTAGAGTTAGTTAGTATATTACCTGTGTTTATTTCTTCTCCAAAAATCTCTGGAGATGTAAGTAAAAAAAATAAAGCTATGTAAAATAGTATTCCTTTTACCATCCTATCCTAATACCTAAATTGTGATTATGTTCTATTAAAGGTATTTGAGGTAAAAATGTTACTGTTAACCAAGTAAGTCTAAATCTTTCTGGCAACCATTTAGTTATTTCATAATGCATTGCACCACGAATCATAAAGTATGTTAAAACTTCATGTTGCTGTGGATGCTTACCCAGTATAGGATTTGTTTCGTAATATAAATCATCATGCTGAACTATTTCTAGTGTCTGCATCATATCAATAAAATTAACAACTTGAAAAGATAACTCTCCAACTTTTTCTGGTTTAGATAGTTCTTCGCTACTTGCTGTGAATGGGAAGAGGAATAGTATCAATAATAATAATTTTTTCATTTTCTTTTTTTTCTGCCTCTAATTTAGCTTTTTCTTTTGCAAGTTTTTCTTCTTCTAATCTTTTCTTTTCTGTTTCTTCTTCTAATCGTGCTAATTCTTTAGCTTCTTCTCTTAAAATTCTTTCATCTACTTTAGCTATTGCCTCTGATTTTGCTAAATATTCTTCATAGTCTGGTCTTAACTCTGGATATTTATCCCACATAGCTTGAGCATTTTTTCCTATTTTTCCATTCCACGGACAAGGGCTACCTGCACTTTGCATTGCCGCATGAACACGAGGGTCTTGACACAGTATTGACACAGCCGCTACCTTCATTCCGTAGTCGTATAATACCTTACTTAATTTTATGCGTTCACAATTTAAATCTCTAACGTGTTTTCCTACTGAAGCACCTAAACCTATTGTACTAATACTGCCGCTAATACCCATTGAACATACATCTTGGCTCATAGCTGAATAGGATGGAGCACTAGCTGAATTTACAGGTATGGAACTCCCATTTGATGTGGTTGTGTTTGAGGTGGTCGAGGTTGTTGTATTGGTCTGACCATCATTATTATTCGTTGTAGTAGCCGTGTAGCCACCTGTAATTTGGGTGTTACTTCCCGAAGTATTTGTTTGGTCGTTATCATCATTTGTTGAATCTGCTAAAATTGGTTTTGATATTATTGATACAAAAATTAATATCGTTAATAAAAATAGTAGTCTTATGTAATATGTCATTCTTCCTTTTTTTTCCGTGTCCTATTAACATTATTCTGTAAATTCATTGTCTAGTTCTAATCGTAAACTTTTAATCTTGTAACCTAGTTCAAGCATATCATTTCTTAATGGTAAGATATTGTTTGTGCTTTGTAATACAAGAACATCATCTTTAAGTAATTCAAATTGATTAAATATTTTGCCTACTATAAAAACATTTCCAATTAATCCTCCAACAATACCAAAAATAATTACAATATTTTTTAAATTAATATCTACCTGTGCCATATAGCATTTATATTTCCTATGCGTCTCGTTCAGTTCTAGTTTTATAATCCGCTCTCGCTATAACTAGAGCAACAAAGTCTGCTTGATTGCTTGGGATAGCATCCGTAAAATCAGAATCATTCATTAATTTTGTTGTCCACTCTCGTTGAAATCTTTTCCAACAATTATTAATTTTTCCTGCAACTGCGGCTTCTACCCAGTCTTTCAGTCCTTCGTTATCACTTCCAGTTTGTGATTGTAAGGCAACTACTGTTGCTAGTAAGTCATTGTATAGTATATTTTCTTGTAAGTCGGTTATTTGTATTGTTATTGTTTTAGCCATATTTAATCTCCTTTAAGATTGATTATTTCATCTATTGTAGTAAGTGTCCCTCAAAATGAGAAGCAAGTGCAGTTGTTTCAACAGCCATAGTGCCCCCATCAGCATGAACTATTTTACAAGTGTCACTGGCATCCATAAAAAGTATAGTAGTTGCGTGTGATTGTGCAAAAGCATCCACAAGAATAGCGTCATCTAATTTACCATATCTTGCACCTGTTTCAGTTAAATTACTAGATACAAAATTATCTGCAACTGCGTCATCAGCTCCTCCTGTACTCATACTTTTATATAAAACTGTAAATGAAAATTGATAATATCCATCGACAGGTGCAGTAAATTGACCATTTGCGGCTACATCTGCATTAACATCATATGCTTCAGTTAGGCCTGTAGAAAATAAATTATGTCCATCTGCTACACTTAAAGCACCTGTTTGCTGTACCTTAAATAAGGGTTGTAATGGTTTGGTTATCATGCCATTAGAATGAATTTTTAAAGAATCTGCTAAAGCATTAACTTTAAAATTCATACTGTTATCATCATGGTTATATCTAATTTGTCCTATATCGTCATCCCCACTATCGCCAAAATAAATACGACCCGCAGTAGATGTACTAGATAGAATTGATATTCCACTATTAGCATTTGCTTCTATAACTAATTCATTTGCCGCCGCATTAGCAGTTGCACTGCTATCAGAAGTTTTAATATGAATACCTGCTCCTAAATCTTTTGTACCTACAGCACCTACACCTAAGGTACTTGCAACAAGATTTAATGTATCAGCCGATTCATCCCAAAGCAAATGACTACTGGCTGTTGCACCGAATAATTTTACGTCTTTACCAGTGTCATTTACACCAACTGTTACTGTTCCACTAAATTGCGAGTTTCCAGAAACATCCAGTGTTCCATTTAAATCTACAGCCGTAGCTGTTAAATCTATTTCGTCAGTAGCACCTATTGATAATACTGTTGCACTTGTGCCTTGAACGAATTGTGTTGCATCATTAAACTGTAATTTCATTGTGCTATTAAGTAATAGCCCTGCATCTGCAACGTGTGTTAAAGATACATCATTATCAGCACCAAACTTAATTATGTGTCCGTCTGTATTTAATCTTAGTTCTGACATTTGTTATCCTTTAGGGTTTGCGTCTTTGACTGCTTTAATTGCTTTGTGCCATTCGCCAGTTGCGTCTAGTTTTCCCGCAGTCATGTCGTGGTATAGTTGGTCTAATTGGTCTTGAATTTTGTTATATGCTGCTACTCTATTTGATTTATAAGAATCATTTTCTAAATCCCAAGCTGTTTGCAAATTAGATAATCCTGTTGTGCAATCTGATTCACTTGGTTTTGCACCACCATCATGTACTATTAAATTTGCATAAACTTTATTTTTAGAATCAGACCACCCAAACCATTGCCCTAATCTAACTGTAACTAAATAATCTTCTATATGTGTTGGTCTATGCATTTTATGTATCTCCTAATCTTACAAATATAACATAAGTTAAATTTTGGTCTGTAGCGGCTTGTGTGTGTGCATCTGTATCTTGACTGTCGGTGCAAATTCTAATCTTATCGTTACTTACATTTGTAACATCAAATAACATTTTACATTGGGACATTCCATAAAGTCCATTTCCGGGAACAGCTTGCCAAGCTTTAGAAGCATTACTCCATGCTGTGCCATTATTTGCTGTAGCTTCAATTCTTGATTCAACATAGTGGTTATCACCCGCACCAGAAAAATTATGATTAAAAGTAATTTCCCAAATTCCTGTTGTTGGAAAAGTCCATATTCCACTAGAAACTGCCATAGCAGTTCCAATGTATCCCGGAGAATCTGTATCTTGTCTTTCCCAATTTGATGAAATTGGACAAACATCACCTTGAAAACTAGCATTTACTCTCCAAGTATCTGCACCTGTAATTCCACCACCAATAAAAGTTTTTAATCTTGAAGCGGCAGTTTTTCTTAATGTACCACCCGCACCATTATCGACTAAAAATAAATCAGCGTCTACTATTGCTTCACCAATATCTGTTGCACCAGTCAATACTGCTGTAGCTAATTTTCCGATTGTAACTTGCCCGTCTGCTAGGTGTGCCGTATCTATTGAGCCATCTGTGTAGTGTTCTGAATTAATAGCATCATCAGCAATTTTTGCTTCTGTTATAGCATCAGCTGCAATATGTGCTGTGTCTATCGAACCGTCTATATAAACATCACTATCTATTGAATTTGCAGTAACAATTTTTGAATCTTTTATATTTAGACCATCGATGGTAACTCCATTAGCCGATGTTTTCTCTGATACTGTATCTACTTTAATTTCACTTGCCATATTTATCCTTTAAGGTTTAGTAGGATAGGTAACTGCTCTAGCTTTTGCAGCTGTATCTACTCCGTTTGTTATATCACGCAATGCTTTTCTGTAGGTAGTCATGTCATCGCTCATAGTTACATCACCCATTCCATAAAAATCAGTAGCCGCTAGTAATAAATTTCTTTCATACCGTATTTTACCTAACTCTATATCAAGACTTGGGTGTGAATAAGCAGTTATACTTCCATAATCACCTTTTTCAGCATTAGCAAAAATGTCTTTCCCATGTTGTTCATAATCCAAAGGGTTTGCTGTAAAACCTAACCAAACATTATTAAATTCACTAGAAGGTAATCCGTCTAATTTTGCTTCACAATTTATTAGTGATTTGTCTTCTCTTGCATACACGCAATTTTTTACCTCTACTATTGTTATTGCCATTTTAACCTATCCTTTGCCATAATGATGTTGAGTTAGTTGCACACGCACCTGCCATATTTCTCCAAGTTCCACTAACTGAGGTGTTCCCATCAACAGTATTTATATCTCTTGCATTTAAATTTCCTGCTACTTGTGTAGCGTTAGCGTTAATTGTACCACTCCCATTGTACAATACTGAATATGAGGATACAGAATCAAAAGCAACCAGAACATTATTTACATCCCAAGTTAAACCTCCTGTGTTACCCGACTGGGCTGTGAGTCTAGCCCCGTTTGACGGTGCATTACTAATTTGCATTTTAGCTTCATTAATTGCTTGGTCTGCAATTTTACCTTGAGTAACATTTACATCGGCTATATGTGCCGTATCTATTGAACCGTCAGTATAGTGTTCACTATTGATTGCATTGTCAGCAATCAAAGAAGCAACTATATTATCAGCAGCAATTTTTGCAGTTGTAACCGCTGAAGCAGTAATCTTTGCTGTTTCTACGGCATCCGCAGCCAGCAAAGCTGCTGTAATTTGTAAGTTTCCTATATGTGCTGTATCAATACTTGCATTAGCATAGTGTTCTGAATCAATTTGGTCATCAGCTATTTTAGCATTTGTTATTTGGTCAGCACCAATATGTGCTGTGTCTATTGATCCGTCTGTGTAGTGTTCACTATCAATAGCATCATCAGCAATTTCTGCACCTGTTACAGCATCTGCATTTATTCCTGCAGTTACTACAGCATTATCTGCTAT